TGGCATACTTACGTGAACGATTTGATGAGATTGCTCGTCCGTTCTTGTTTGAGCCAAATGATGTACCAACACGTGCAAGAGTAGCGGCAGTATTTGAAGGCTTCCTAAGCGACATCCTAGCAAAGCGTGGTATCACAGACTTTGCAGTTGTTTGTGACGTAAGCAACAATACGCCAGCACGTGTTGATCGCAACGAACTATATGTAGATATTGCTATTGAACCAACAAAAGCAACAGAATTCATCTACATTCCAATTAGAATTGTTAACACAGGCGCACTGAGCTAAGAATTCTTACATAACTTAAAGGCCGGCCTTGTGCCGGTCTTTTTTTTGGCAAAAAGTCATAAATATAGTTATACAAACTTTTCTTAAGAGGAGATAGACAATGGCTGTATTAACAAATTTAAGTGTACCTACAACGAGCAACAGTGCTCCAGGTACCATTATGCCCAAAATGCAATATCGTTTTCGTGTATCATTTGGATTTGATACATCGCAAGTGGTAACTGCTAATGTAGTTAGTGTAACTCGTCCGACACTTAGTCACGACGAAGTAACATTAGATACTTACAATTCACGTATTTACCTAGCAGGTAAGCATACTTGGGAAGCGGTAACAATTACAATCCGCGACGATGTTGCTAATAGTGTGATCACACAAATTGATCACCAAATGAGCAACCAAATTGACATGGTAAACCAAGCAAGCCCGAAAAGTGGCGGCGCTTATAAATTCCAGTGTGACATTGAAACATTAGATGGTGGAAATGCAGAAGCAGTAACACTAGATAAATGGGAACTATACGGATGCTATATTCAAAACGTAGCATACGGAGAAAGTAACTATGCAACAAGTGAAGCACAAATTGTAACAGTAACATTACGTTATGATAATGCACAGCATCTAGGTGGCGATAATGGTCCAGATCTGTTTGTTGGTGGTGATACTACAGATACCACTATTGTAGCAACTGCTAACGGTTAATAGGATTTAGCCATGTCGATCCGCCAACACGCAAGTGAAGCATTCTTTGGACCCAGTAAAAATGCTGGGTCCGGGGGTGTTTATACGGCGATACCTAGACAACGCTTTAACTTTAGCCTAGAAATAGATACTCAAAATAAAAATCTAGAATTTTTAAGAGTTCAGGATGTAACACTTCCTGGTTATAGTTTTGATACACAAATTATGAATCAATATAACAGAAAACGTGTTGTACAAACAAAATTAAACTATGGTCAACTTACTGTAAACTTTTATGATACAAATGACGGTACATTTCATAACTTAGTTAAACAGTATGTGGCAAATTATTATAACACAGGTAATGGTATTGCAGATGTTAATGACGTCACATCTGGAGATGCAGATACCGTATTGGGTGAAGACTTTGAAACTACTATGGGATTTACACCAAATGGTAGTAGATATTTTTTCCCACAAATAAAAGTAAAACAATACGGTGAAGCAGGTAATGTGCGAACTACAAAGTTGACCAACTGTATGCTTATTAGCATCACTGGAGATACATTAAGTTATAGTGATAGTGGTGCAGTTATATGGAATGCTGTATTTCAACCAGAGAAAATAACAGTAACAGATGTTCCAGATAAAGACGCACAAACAAGTCCATAAATACCTATATGGCAAAGTATCAACAAGGTAACTATGAACCAATCAACAAACAAAAATATATTGGAAAGCGTATGCCAATATATAGAAGTGGTTGGGAACTTCAGTTTATGCGTATGTGCGATAAGCACCCAAATATATTAGCATGGGCAAGTGAAAGTCATCGTATACCTTATAGAAATCCTCTAACAGGTAAAGCTACAACATATGTACCAGACTTTTTTATAATTTATGAGGATATGAACGGCAAGAAGCATGCAGAAATAATAGAAGTAAAGCCCAGTAAGCAAATAATGGGAAATGCAAAAAGTATGCAAGACAAAGCGGCTGCTATTGTAAACGAAGCTAAATGGAAAATTGCTAGACAGTGGGCTAATCAACAAGGGTTAGGTTTTCGTGTTATTACAGAAAACGAACTTTTTAGAGCACCACAGGCAAGTAAACCAAAAAGGAAGAAAAGAAGATGACAAAAAAATTAGAGGAAACTTTTAATCTACCTCCTATAGAAGAGGAACAGGAAATAAAAGTTACAGATAATTTAGTTGAGCCAGTTGCAGATAATATTGATGAACTAAAGCATGCTTTAGCTACTGTTGATAAAATAGACCAGGCTCTTACCCCAGTAAAAAATCTAGAAGCATTAGATAAAGACATGGATTCTTATGCAGTAGATGCAATGGATGCATTTCAAACTTTAATGGATTTAGGACAAAATGTAGAGGATAGGCATGCCGCTCCGGTATTTGATAGTGCCGCTAAAATGATGGCAAATGCAATTACTGCAAAACAAGCAAAAATGGATAAAAAATTAAAAGTTATTCAGATGCAGATGCAAAAACAAAAATTAGATTTAGAAGAAAAGAAATTAGATTGGCAGATGGCCAAAGCCAAGGGAACAGATGAAGATCCCAGTGCTATAGAAGGCACAGGCGAAGTAATTGTAGATAGAAACGATCTACTTAAAAGTATACTAGAGCAAGTTAACGGAAAAACTGATTAATTTGCTAAATAGTCGTAACAGGAGTACGAAGATGAAAACATTGAACGATTATTTAATGGAAAGCGCAAAAACTCATGAGTTTCGCTTAAAAACATGCTGTGAGCTTTCCGATGATCAGCTTGACAAGCTGGAAAAGCATTTGCGTAAGTACGAGGCGTTCGACATCGAATCTCCAAAGCGCACAATCTTACAGAGCGCACCACTTGAATTTGTCAACATGGGTGCATCAGAAGTATATATTATGGACTTTAAGACGAACTTACCAATGAGTCCAGCGATGCTAGTAAATGAACTAGTACAAAAAATTGGTATTGGAGAAGGACAAATTAAAGTCCGTAACAAGCTAGAACCAGCATATAAAGAAGACGAGGCCAGCATGGAAGAACCAGCTGAGGGCGAAAAGGGAGCCCTACTGCTTGACGATGAATATAGTGAAGCAGAAGATCACAAAGCCACAGACTATTATGGTGATGCTTTTAATACCAAGTTTTTAGACGAGTTAAGCAAAGCTCGAAAAGAACTCAACACAGAGTACAAGGGAGACTAAAATGGAAATCAATAGTATTGACGAATTAGTGAAACTTGCGGGCCTTGTAAAACAACAAGAGCTTGCAACTGAAGCAGACGTAGAAGAAGACTGCGGATGTGATGATTCACAAGACGCTGTTGTAACAGCAAACCCAGACATGTATAGCATTCTACAGCGCCTAGCACAAATGGGCGAAGTACATGAAGATGAGATAGTAGATGAGTGGGCAAATACTCCCGCCGAAACAGGTGAGCCAGAATCACGTGTAATGGACTTACCAAAAGGTGAGCCAGTAGATACAAGTTTACGCCGTTATTTAGGTGCAAATGGACAGCCAGTAAAAGTTGATGAAGCAATTGTAGATCATACTGTAGAAAATATGATGGAAGCATACCAAGAATATAAAGGTAAAGCCGTAGAGACAGTAGCAGAAGCAACAAAAGGTTGTGCTGATTGTGAGTACATGAAAGATGAAACTGATGGTGACATCGATACTTGTGATGAGTGTGCCGCTGAAGAACGTGAAAAAACAAACGAAGCTACTGTAGACGAAGCAGAAGTTGAAGAAGATAACGCATTCAACACAGCCGCAGCTGATGCTAAAAAAGCAGGTAAAAAAGAATTCTCATTTAATGGTAAAACATATAAAGTTAAAATGGACGCTAAAACAGCAGACGCATTAACTGATGACATTAACTTACTAAAACAGTTAGCAGGACTATAACAATGGCAAATGTAACAGAAGGCACAGAAATGGGCCAAATTGGTAATGTGCATATTAAGCAATTTGCTATGAGTAAAGGAAACTTAGGTATCCAACTTACAAGTGACAAAGGCGAAGGTTACGTTCAGCTCAACAGAGAAGAAGCCGCACAACTTGCAGCTAGACTAGGAAAATGGGCTGGATCAAAAGACATGGCCTATCCAGGTGAATATGACGAAGATATTTCTGACGTCAAACGTTTAGCAGGACTATAATTTTAAAAAGAGCTCACTTAAAGTGAGCTTTTTTTCTATCTATAAATACCAACATGAGTACTAACACAGACTTAGTTAAAAAGCCGTATCGTAAAGAAAGTTTTACACAAACGCAAATGCTGGAACTTGCAAAATGTATGCAAGATCCCAAATACTTCATGACTGAACATTGTTGGATTCAGCACCCAACAAAGGGTCGTATGAAGTTTGGTTTATTTGATTTTCAAAAAGAACTAGTAGATACATATCATGAGTATAGATATAGCATTGCACTTATTAGTCGACAGATGGGTAAATCAACTGCTGCGGCTGGATACTTGTTATGGTACGCAATGTTTAACCCAGACCAAACTATTCTAATTGCGGCACACAAATACAGTGGTGCTCAAGAGATTATGCAACGTATACGTTTTGCATATGAAACTCTGCCAGATTACTTACGTAGTGGTGCAGTGAGTTATAATAAAGGTAGCATTGAATTTGATAATGGTAGCCGTATTGTAGCACAAGCAACAACAGAAAATACTGGACGTGGTTTAAGTATTTCGTTAGCATACTTGGACGAGTTTGCATTTGTTAGACCCAATATTGCCCGTGAGTTCTGGACTGCACTAAGTCCTACTTTAAGTACAGGTGGTAAATGTATTATTACAAGTACACCTAATCAGGATGACGACCAGTTTGCACAGATTTGGCGCCAAAGTCAGAAAATGTTTGACGAGTTTGGTAACGAAACACAAGTAGGTGTAAATGGTTTCCGTGGTTACACTGCAGATTGGAATCAACATCCAGACAGAGATGAAGATTGGGCAAGTGTAGAACGTGGTA